GAGAAGAAGGGTGAGCAAGTCTTCTACGCAGCAGCCAACAAAGGAACAGTTAAAGGAGTGGCGAAAGGACAGAAGTTCGCGCCGGGTGGGTCAGTTGGAAAAGCTGGCAAATCGGCGAAGCCTAAAACGCAGAGCAAAAGTAGAGTTAATGAAGCTGGCAACTACACTAAGCCAACCATGAGAAAAAGATTATTTGAAAAGATTAAAGCTGGCAGCAAGGGTGGTAAACCCGGACAGTGGTCAGCACGTAAGGCACAGATGTTAGCACGTGAATACAAGGCAGCAGGTGGAGGCTATAAGTCATAATGGAATGGTGCATGTCTTCATCTTACTTGTATACATCGGAACTGGAGAAAGCCGCTACCTTGCTAGTGGAGACATGTATTTCCGCAGTATTACGGACTGCAACTTCTATGCCCGTGAAGTGTCAAGACGTTATGGAAGCTACACCTATCGTGATTGGGTGGATGAACGAGACCGTGTTACCGCATATTGTGTCCCTAAGTATCTAAAGAAAGGCACAGTCGAGGTGTATTAAATGTTAGCAGAACTAGCCGCTGCTAACGCAGCCTTCGGAGTTATTAAACAAGCTATAAGCAACGGACGTGACATTGCAAGTGTCGGCAGTCATATTGCAAAGTTTGTAGATGGAAAAGAAGATTTACAAAGAAAAGTATCAAATAAAAAGAATAGTTCATTTTATAGGGGCAATGACTTTGAAGAGTTTATGGCTCTTGAAGCTATAAAAGAAAAAGAAGAAGAACTAAAACAAATTATGATAATATGTGGCAGACCGGGTTTGTGGAATGACTGGATTAAGTTTCAGGCAGAAGCACGTAAGGCTAGACTAGAAGCAGAAGAAGCTGCACGTAAACATAAACAGAAAATATTAGAGATAGCAATACTATCTACTGCAATTGTAATAGGCATTGGTGTATTATCTGTTATAGTGTACATTGGACTTAAACGTAGGGGCATACTGTAATAATGAAAGCACCACAAAAAAGCCTAGTAGCATGGACAAAACAGAAGTGGCGCACCAAGAGTGGCAAGCCCTCTGGACAAACAGGTGAAAGGTATTTACCTGAAAAAGCAATAAAGTCCTTGACAAGCGCAGAGTATTCTGCTACAACTAAGGCGAAGAGAGAAGGTACACGTGCAGGACAACAATTTGTACGACAGCCGAAGCGCATTGCAAAGAAGACTGCACAGTTTCGCAGAGGAACTTAATATAAAGTTATTGCGCGAAGAGTTTCCTGAACTGGAGACACGTGTTGAGATATTGCAATACGAGATAGGACAGAGATATGCTACAATCGCTCATCGGACCAGTAACAGGTCTACTTGATAAGTTTATTGAAGACAAAGACCAGAAGGCAATGCTTGCACATGAGTTAGCTACAATGGCTGACAAGCAAGCTAACAGTATTGCACTGGCGCAGATAGAAGTGAATAAGATGGAAGCTGCTTCAGGCTCTATCTTTAAAGGTGGATGGAGACCCTTCATTGGATGGGTATGCGGTATAGCGTTTGCATATCACTTTGTTTTACAGCCGCTGATTATCTTCGGTGTCAGTGTTGCTGGCATAGATGTTCCAGAACTACCAGAGTTTGACATGTCAACACTTCTTACTGTTCTTGGTGGACTACTTGGACTAGGAACATTACGCACTTATGAAAAATCAAAAGGCTTATCTAAGTGAGTGCAAAGCAAATACTAGAGTGGAAAATTATTCCACGCTTTATGATGCTAGTAATAACTCTGATGAGTTGGCGTTGTGCGGAGTGGTTTATGAACTTGGAAGACCCGACAGCACCACAGTCAGCTTTTGTAAGCGTTGTGATGGGTGCTATGACAGGTGCATTCGGAATTTGGATGGGCAACGAACATAAGAAGACTTAACAGATGAAATATGATAAAAGCATATTTATACAAAAATTAATTGAACATGAAGGCTTAGTGCTGCAAGTTTATAAAGATAGCTTGGGCATTGACACTATTGGAATTGGTAGAAACCTAGAAGACCGTGGCATCAGTGACGAAGAACTAGAAGACATGGGCATTGCCAGCATTGACCACGTGTATTCATTTGGCATTACAGAAGCAGATGCCATACTTCTAGCAGAGAATGACGTACAGATTGTTGAGAAAGAACTGCTGGATGTCCATCCTTGCATCGCAGGATTAGACGCTGTACGTCAACTTGTACTCATGGACATGGCATTTAATATGGGTGTGCCACGTTTATGTAAGTTTAAAAAGATGTGGGCTGCTATCCATGACGAAGATTTTACTACTGCATCAAAAGAAATGCTTGACAGTAGATGGGCAAATCAGGTAAAATCACGTAGTACAAAATTAGCCCACGCAATGTATTCAGGACAAATGTAATATGGCTAGAGAATTAAATGAAAAACAGCAGAAGTTTTTAGACGTACTGTTTGACGAGGCGGGTGGTGACATGGTTGCCGCTAAAAAACTTGCTGGCTATTCTGACGGTACGCCTACTACATCTATTGTAAAAGGTTTAAAAGAAGAGATTCTTGAAGCCACACAAATGTATATGGCACGTAATGCACCAAAGGCTGCACTTGCTATGACAGGTGCGCTGTACGACCCAACTGAACTTGGTATTCGTGATAAGATGTCTGCCGCCAAAGAATTGCTTGACCGTGTAGGTTTGGTAAAGACAGAGAAAATGGAAGTCAAAGCAAGTGGCGGCGTTATGCTTATGCCACCTAAAGCAACGTCAGAAGAGGATGATGACTAATGAGTAAATCAAAAGCAATAGGTAATGTTCTTGAAACAATTCAATCTCTCATTAGAGGTAAAGCTAAAGATGCTGGACAAAGTGTAAAAACTTTTCGTCAAAATAACCCTAATGACAAAGACGTAAAAAGATTGTATGCAGAAAAACCTCAGATTAAAGAATCTGATGAACTTAGAGCAAATACACGTTTAATAGAAAAAGCACGTGAAAAGAAACGTGTTCTTGAAAATAAATACTTTGATGAGGCTGAAGCAAAATTTGAAAAACAAGGAAAAAAATTTCGCAAAGATTATTTTGCAGAAGATTTAGATGATTATGTAGATAACATGTTAGAAGAAAATCACAAAATAATTACAGATGCTGCAAGCGGTAATAAAGAAGCGTTAAAACGATTCGGCAGTAAGGATTATCGTAAGGGCGGCATGGTAGTATCTACAATAGACAATCGTAAAAGAAAATGACACGTAGTATAGGCAAGTGGAAACTTCCACAGCCAACAGATATTAAAGAAGAAGATAAATGGGTACAGATACCACGTATAGCAAGGACTGTACCGTTTGGTTATAAACTGAACGATGATGACCCCGACATACTTGACCCCATCAAGACTGAACTAGACTTGCTAGAAAAAGCAAGACAACATGTAAGGCAGTATTCATATCGTGAAGTAGCTAACTGGTTAAGCAAGAACAGTGGCAGATATATTTCACATGTGGGTTTGAGGAAACGGTTAGATAATGAACGACAGCGTAAGAACCAAGCTGCAAGTCTCCGCAAGTGGGCAGACTATGCGAAAAAGGCAATCGCCAAAGCGGAAGCCCTCAAAGAAGAAAGAACAGGCGCAAAAGCCAACGGTTGAAATAAAAGAAACTGTACCTGTTTCACATGAAACTCAGTATGAAACAGCTAGTATTGAAGAGACAGCAAACGTACTCTTCAAACCTAACCCCGGACCACAGACAGAATTTCTTGCCGCATCGGAACGTGAAGTTCTTTATGGCGGTAGTGCAGGGGGCGGTAAGTCATACGCCATGCTTGCTGACCCATTAAGGTATATGGGACATCCACAGTTTAGTGGATTGATGTTACGACATACAACTGAAGAACTGCGAGAACTTATATTTAAATCGCAGGAGTTGTACCCAAAAATCTGGCCCGGTATTAAGTGGTCAGAACGAAAGATGCAGTGGACTGCACCATCTGGCGCAAGGTTGTGGATGTCTTATCTGGATAGAGATGAAGATGTCTTGCGTTATCAGGGTCTGGCATTTAGCTGGATAGGGTTTGACGAATTAACACAGTGGTCCACACCCTACGCATGGAACTATATGCGTTCTCGTCTAAGGTCCACTGC